TCGTCTTCGTCCGTTTCGTCTTCTGCGTCGTCGTAATCGTCGGCACTAGCAAAGCCGCCAGACCCCAGGCGTTCGCCTTCTTTGGTTTTCATAACACTTTCTAAGAAGAAACTAAACCCGCGGGTTTTGTAGTCCTTATTATGATACGCCCAGCCATTCAGTACGCCACGACAATAGCAACCGCTATACACTTCGTCCAGGTCTAAAATATCCTGTTTGTCAGCGTCGAACGCTTTAGGTTGCGATTTCGAAGAAGCCTTTAAAAAATAGTGTCCTCTGTACGCTTCGCCGTCTTGGCCCTCGGCTTCTTTTTCGTCGGCGTATTCGTCGCCGTCGCGTAGTGGGTTATTTAGCTTCGGGCTGGTAAAAGGAAGTCCTTTAAATAGACTTTCTTTATTTGCTGCGTATAGTGCTTTGGTTACCGCGCCTAATCTGGCTACGTCGGGGTGGTCTTTCGGTATTAAGAACGTAACACTATATTTTGCGTCCTTACCATCTTCGAAAGCTTTAGGCTCTTTTAAGGTTACGTAACTTACGCGGTGCGAACTCAGTACAATTTTAAAAGGGTTTTTCTTTTCTTTTGCCATAATGCTATTATTTAATCTTTGTACGGTAATCTTACTTCAACCTGGGCGGCTTCCCGTACTTCGGTCGCCTGGTCTATTTTTACTTTGTCCTTACGTACCCAGGTAAGCGTACCAGGTCGCGAACCGTTTGCGCGGAACTCTAAATATTTTACATGGTAACTCTTAGCGCTTTCGCTTATAATTTCGACGCGCATAGTGTGCGGTATGTAGCCGCCCTGGTAGTTATACGTACGATAATAGTAAGTCGCTTTCATGTTAAATCGTGCTGTCTGTTAAACCTAATGTCTGAAACTAACCTAACTTTGTAGGGTCTATCGGTATCGCCTGTAGGTATGTATTTACCTTTGGCGTCTAGTTCGTAGCAAGCCGCAATACGGCCACCCTGGTACACTTCTATACATTCGTACTTTTTGCCGTCCAGTTCGAAAACTTCTAGCGGTTCCAGGTCTGCTAATCTCATGGCTTAAAGGATTGTATAAGCTGCATAGCCCAGATACCCAAATTTTGGGCGTCTTCTTTGGTGGGTAACGCCAGCTTTAGTATGTAGTAAAAGTCTTCGCCTTTTAGGTCTGCACGTTCGTAGGCTTTGTCGCCTTCGTGATCTAAAGCACCTATAAAATACTTTACGCCTTCGGCTTCCAGCGCCTTAGCGGCGTCGTCTACAATCTGTTTAATACGTTTCTGTTTTCGTTCTTTCTGGCTCATTTCCTTATGTTTTTACGTTAAATCTTCTTCGTCGTATTCGTCGGCCGCCGAAATACCGATAGCGGGCCTATCGTCGTCTATAGGGGCTATTTGCGGTTTACCTTCTACGTTTACTACTTCTTTTTCGAAAAGCGTTTTAAACTTCTTCGGGCCTACTAATTTTTCTATGGCGGTAATACCGTTTAGGTCTGACTTAAAAATCTGGTCGCTTTCGTAGCCTTCGCCTAGTAGAATATCTACTACGTCGTCTTCGTTAATAAAAGACCTTCGGCCACGACCCGCCACCAGCTTAAAGCCATTTAAGGGCTTGTTACCTTCTAATCTTTTTACCGCTTCTTCTTCTACCTTTTTCGACCAGGTGGCGACTAACGGGCCGTACGTTAATACGGTAGCTAAGTCTTCGTCGGTCATAACCCTTTTATCTTTAAGTTTCTTAACCTCAGCAAAACGGTCGTAATAGGCTTTACACATAGTTCGGGCTTTACAAAACTGGCAATGTGTACCCGGTACGAAGTCGCCCATACCCGCTATAGCTAGCGTCGCTTTAGGCTTTACTTCTTCTTCGGCCCAGGCTAATAAATCTTTTACCGAAATATCCCAGGAAGAAGAACCGCCCGCGCGTGGCTGGTAGATCGACATACTTACAGTTTCGGGCGATAGTCCACGACTTACAGCCGTTTCGTAAGCCCCCAGGCCGTAACACATCATTTGTTTATTAGCGGTCGCCATAACCCTAACCCCCGCGCCGTATTTTAAATCGGTTACGTGTATTACGTTAGGCTTTAGGTTAGTAGCGTCGCCAGTACCAAAAGAAAGGGGTATATACTTAGTTAAGTCGTAGCGGTGTTCTATAAGAACGTCGCCGCCGTTTTCCAAAACAAAAGCCGCATAATTTTCGCTATGTTCCATCATTTCAGCGCCGTACAATTCGTTCGACGTTATCTTACTAAGCATTTCGTTAAATAGCTTTTGCGACCCTTTGAAAACGCCAGACCTAGCCGAAAGAATAAGCGCCGCCAGTTCGTGGGCTAACGTGCCTTCGGCCGCGTAGGCGCTTTCTTCTTCTGGTATTTGTTCTTCGAAGCGGGCCGAAGGCGTACACACTAACCAGCGGTACGCACTCGACGGGCTTAATATGGCGTGTGCTGCTTCCATTAGTCTAGGTCTTCGCCTGGAAAAATATCGGCCAGGTCTTCGCCTTTACCATATCTAAGGATAGCGTTATAGAACGCGGCGTAGTTATCTGGGTCTAGTTCAGAAGCGCGCCCAGCTTCGAAGTTTGAAAGGATAAACTTAATATCGGTGCTTTTACCTTTTTTGGTATGCTTCGTTACTTCGGCTTTGATCGTGTCTAACTTCGCTTCGTCGTCCATATCTTCGAATGGTACGGGTTCGTCTTTCTTCGGCTTAACGGGTGCCTTTGGCGTTTCGGGTTTCTTTTCTTCTACCTTCTTTTCAGCCTTTGGCGCTTCTACAGCTTTAACGGGTGCTGGTGCAGCCATACCACCAGTTAATAGGGCTAGGGTTTGCGGGCCTAGTTCTACTGTTACGTTTACATTTCCGTTTACTTGTAATTCCATAATGAAAAATTTATTTATGATTTTGCGGGAATACGCCCGCGCGTTTTATTGTTCTACTGATTGTTCCAGATAATCTAAAACTTCGTCTACAGCGTCGGCCGCACTCTGTAAATTGTCGGCGGCGTCATACATAGCCTGGCCGCGTTCGCCGTCTTGTAGGCCTTCGGGTAGGTTATTTTACGCTTTGTCTTCTTCTTCCTGTAGGCTTCGTATTTCGGCCTGTAGTTCCTCTAATTTTGTTTTTAGGTCTTCTACCCGTTTACGTCTTTGCTTATTCATAATGCTAATTATTAATTACTTAAATCTTAATTCGGTTGCTTCTGCTTTCTTTACGGCGGCTATTTCTAGGCGGCTGTAATAGATCGGCGAATTTTTTGCGGTACCGCGGCGTATCTTCTTAATATTACCTTTGTCTATATGGTACTTTAGCCAGCGTTCACTACCCGCTATTTTTACGGCTTCGGCGTATTTCACTTCGTCAAACGCGGGGTTTTGTAACTTCACGACGGCCAGCGCCGTAATTTCGGCGGCGTCTAAAAAAGTCTGTTTTAAAGTGAATAAGTCCATAGCTTAAAAATTTTCGTCGTTAGGGTCTATTTGTTCGGCTGTATAGAAGCCGTACGCTATAGCCATTAGGAAGGCTAAGTAGCCCGCTGATACTATTAATAAGGCTGTCATTATCTTACGGCTTTTTCGGGTTCTACCTTTACGCCGCCCAGCTCTAAGGCTTTAGCGCGTATTTCTTTAGCTAAGTCGGTATCAGTCATACCGAAAAGCGCCGTACGGATAGTAGGGTAAGTAGTATTAAGTTCTTCCTTAATCCGTTTTTTTACGCTGTGGTTTACTATAATCTCGCACATAGTTTTTATATTAATTCGTCTACTATTTGTATTATTTTTTCTGATAGGTATTTACGTTCTTCGTCGTATAGTTCTTCGCTGTCTTCTATGTTATCGAAAACAAAGCCTATAACTTCGTCTTTGTACACGCTTACGTAATTCATAGCGTGTTCTACTAAGCCCCTAACGTCGGCTACTTCTATAGTTTCGTTTACGATACTTACCGTTTCTTCGCTGTACTTTCCCATATTATTTTTATATTTGCTTTTAATATTGAAATCTATAATGCAAATATAAAGGATATTCTTTATAAATAAAGATATCAATAAACAAATATATTTATTTATAACATTATTTAACTTTCAATGACTGGCGAAGAATTAAAGAGATTTCTTAAAAAAGAAGGTGTAACGCTAAAAACGTTAGCCGAAAAAATGGGTATAACGCCCCAAACTTTAAACAGTAGGTTAAAAGCTAAAAGCGTATCAGTAGATACTATTTCAGAGATTGAAAAGGTTACGGGTAAAAGCATATATTTAGAAAATATGGGCGATCGAAGTATAGTAAATACGGGGGCTGTAAAAGGTAGTATTATCACGGGTGACGGTAATGTAATCGAAGATAAAGACCAGCAGATTATACTACTGAAAGAACGGGTAGTGCATTTAGAGGAGATGCTTAAAGAAAAAGAACGCTTTATACAAACCTTGTTATCTAATAAGTAAAAACTATTACTCTATACATAACTGTTTATATAGTTTCTAATAACTACAAAAACGGTGCTGTATGGATAGAAGTATTTTAAATGAAGGGATTATAAACGGCCATTGTATAACAGGCAATAATAATATATTTTATTACGCAATGTCAGATAATATAAATGAAGTAATAATAAGTCTAGCTAAATCACAGGAAAAGTTAGCTAACGCTATAGCTGACGCTATGGAAAAACGCGCCGAAGCCGATTTAATAAAGGCAAAAACAGATAAACAATGTGCGGATAATTACGCAACTGAATTAAAAATACGTGAGAAGGAAGCGGAAAATACAAGTACTTTAATTTTAAGTATTCAAGAAACATTGATTAAAATAAATAGCAAACTAGAAATATGAAAAAATTATTTTTATTATTAAGTATTATCACATTCGTATCGTGTAGTAGTGACGACGATAATACAAAAAGCGGTAAGTCCGAAATAGTGGGTAAATGGCAAACTACAGAACGTAAAGGGAACCTGGAAAGTGATGTTTGGGAAACTTACAAAAATATCATAGAAGAGTTTACGAGCGACGGTCGTTGTATAGTTACAGAAAGCGACGGCTATACAACGACAACGACTTATAGTATCAGCGGTTCAAACATCTTAATATACTATTCAAGTAATAAGGATAAAACAAAGCCTAACGAAACGTGGCAAATATCAAAGCAAACCGACAACGAATTAGAATACGTTACCTATTACGGTGATGAGCGTTTAAACAGTTATAGATTAAAGCGAATAAATTAAAGTAGATCATACCCCACGGCCGACCAGTCGAAAAGCGCTAATACCTTTTCGTTAGCTTCCCATATTACAGACCAGTCGCGCTCTATATAAATATCGGTTACCTTCATATCTTTATCGGCGTGGTTTAACGCTTCGTGTACGGTCGCCTTATCTACGCCTACGGCGGCCGATCGTGCGATAGTGGCCCAGCTATGGCGCGCCGCGTAAAAGTTAAGCCCTTCTACGCCTACGACCGCGCCTACTTGTTTCAGCCCTTTATTTATAGCTTTATTAAAACCCTCATGGTCTACGTAGTGGCGGTAAAAATTGAATAGTTTTTTATTGTCCTGGTACTTTTCCATAATAGCAGCTATCGCGCCTTCTATGCGTACGCGTATTTCGGCGCTATCGTCGCGTCGGCTTTCTGTTTTACGTCGGTTGTACCCTAATATACTTTCTTTGGTTAGCGCGCCAGCGTGGTACATATCTACGCTATTCATACCTACCAGAACGAAAGACATAATAAAACAATCTTTAGCCAGGTTGAAACGCGACCATTTACCGCCCACCTTTTCGGGTTCGTACGGTACGTCTATTATGGCCTGTATAACCTCAACGGGTAGCGCCCGCTTCTTCGTTTTG